GAAGAGGTAAGACTTATGGCTGGAGAACTAGAGGATGCCTTAGGTGGTATCTATAGTATTCTAACACAGGAACTACAACTACCATTAATTAAGTTAATGATGTTAACATCTAAAGTTACATTCCCAGAGGGATTAGTAGAGCCTGTAATTGTTACTGGTGTAGAGGCACTAGGACGAGGACACGACTACAACAAGTTAGTACAGTTTGCACAAACATTACAGCAGTTATTAGGACCTGAGATATTTGCACAATATTCAAATGTAGATGCAGTTATTGCACAAATAGGTACATCACTGGGTATTGATACAGAGGGTCTGATTAAGACACCTGAGCAGAGACAACAGGAACAACAACAAGCTATGATGCAACAAGCTGGACAAGCTGGTTTAGATACAGCAGCACAAGCTGGTGGTCAAGCAGCAGTTGAACAAGGGATGATGTAGTGAGGTTGCCAGTTACAATGGCTCCTCCCACTCCCCCATACACAAGAGAGATAAAGAAGAAGGAAGTTAAAGATGGAAATACAACAAAGCCAAGAAGAAAACGTAAACCTAAGTCAACACGAACAAGCGATGGTGGACAAGATGGATGCGAACACAAACCAAACACAACAGGAACTACAAAGTGATGCTGATAAGAGGGGTGTAGCAGATGATGCTCCACTACCATCTGATGAAGTTAAGTTATATGCAGGTAAGTACAAGTCTGTTGAAGATATGGAACAAGCTTACAAAGAACTAGAAGGTAAGTTAGGTAGTAATGACGGTGAGACTAAAGAAGCTTCTACTGAAGCGGAAGAGGGTGATACAGTATCTACAGAGGCTGAAGCTAAAGAGTTAGCTGAAAGCAAGGGCATTGACTTTACAGAGTTGAATCAAGAGTTTGCTAACAATGGTGTATTATCTGAGGATACATACGCATCATTGGCTGGTAAGGGTATTGATAAAGCTACTGTAGATAACTATATTGCAGGACAAGAAGCTATTGTATCTCAGAACTTATCTAAGATGCAGTCACTAGCTGGTGGAGAGCAAGGGTATCAAGATATGATATCATGGGCAGGAGAAACATTATCGGATGGTGATAAGGAAGCATTTAACTCTAGTTTACAAAATGAAGGACAAGCTGAATTTGCTATCCAAGGATTGTATGCTAGGTTCCAAGCTACACGAGGACCCTCACTAGTTAAAGCCAGTAGTAATTCAACTACATCATCACAAGGGTATCAATCTAGTCAAGAGATGACTAAGGATATGCATGATGTTAGGTACAAGAAAGACCCTGCGTTTAGAGCACAGGTACAAAATAAGATAGCGAAGAGTAATTGGTAAGGTGTGTTTGGCATTGAGATGTAACCTATGTCCTAGACAAGTTTAACACTGATGATGTAAGACCAAACTTCTTTACTCCTCTTTTAGGTAGTCGGTAGGCTTTCAAACGCCTGTCACTACCTTTTTAATATTAAAACTATTATAAAATCGATGCCCCTATTAAGTATATCGAGGTGTATTTATAGGGATACCAAAGATGGAAATAAAAGACAATACATATTAATATCACGCGTAGGTGCCACTTACGGCTAACATATTAAACATAAAAATAAAACAAGGACATTTAAAACATGGCAAATTATATTCACTCAAATGGTATCGGTACTAACACACTTGATGCACACTCAGACAGAGCAATCGCTCTTAAAGTATTCTCAGGAGAAGTATTAACTTCATTCGAAGAGAACAACATCTTCATGGGACTAGTACAAACTAGAACTATTTCTTCAGGTAAGAGTGCTTAACATAAAGGGTTCTCTATAAACACTCATTGAATTGCTGGGACCTCCTTATGGGACAATCAGCAGCGAAGCCTAATCGAAAGATAGGAACGTTCAACGACTAGTGCATTGTGCACGTACATCCAAGTGGATGGAAGCGGTGAGTAAAACAAAATAAATTAAAAGGAAACATATATGAAAATATGTACACTCTGTGAGACTGAAAAGCCACTCGATGAATTCTACTTTAGAAAGGATTCAAATAAACACACTAATGAATGCAAAGATTGTCGTATTGAAAGACAACGAGTTAAGAAATTAGGGGTATCTAATCAAGATTATGAGAAGATGTTTATTGAGCAAGAGGGTCAATGTAAGATTTGTAATTGCAAACTAAATAGTAATAGATATACTAAGTTTGCTGTAGACCATGACCATAAGACAGGTCAAGTTAGAGGTCTATTATGTACAAACTGTAATACCGCTTTAGGACTATTAAAAGATTCTAAACACAGATTACAAAATGCAATTGATTATTTAAACAGTTTTAAAGATATAGTCTAATCTATATAGTAATATATAGCGGTCTGTCTCCTACCAAGGACAAGACGGGTAAAGTGGTAACGTACTTTATTGAAATGGGAAATGCAATTCCCAGTTATTGGTTCATATACTGATGCTGTAGCTGAGCACGTACCAGGTACTGATATTGATGTATCAGGAATCGCAGCTGGTGAAAGAGTTATTACTATTGATAACTTAAAATATGCATCTGTATTTGTAGATAACTTCGAAGAAGCAATGTCTCACTATGAAGTTAGAGGACAATACTCTACTGAAATGGGTAGAAAGTTAGCACAAACAATTGATGGTGACGTAGTTACTACTCTTAGAACTTGTGTTGGTGGTGTTGCCGCTGCTACAGGTCAACCTACTCCAGAAGCTGCTGCAATTGATGCAGGTGTATTAATTGCTGATGCTGCTTCTGTTAAAGGTAACAAGATTATTGATGCTATGTTCCAAGCACAAACTATCTTAGATGAAAAAGATGTACCAGGTGAGAGATACGTAGTTGTAACTCCTGCTGATTACTACAACTTAGTTCAATCTGATAAAGGTACAAACAGTGACTATACATCTGGTAACGGTGGTATTGATGCTGGTAAGATTACTAAGATTGCAGGTAACAACATCTTAGTATCTAATAGATTAGCTACTGGTGAGATTGTAGTATTCACTACTAATGCAATTGGTATTGTTAAATTACTTGACATCAAATCTGAAGCTAACTACATCCCTGAGAAATTAGGTGATTTAATGACTTCATCTTACGCAATGGGTTATGGTGTACTTAATCCAGCTTGTGTAGTAACAATCGACGCTGCTGCTGCATAAGCATAAGCAATTTATAAGGACTGGCTATTAATTTAGCTGGTCCTTTTTTTTGGTTTGAGATATGAGGCCAACAACAACTATAATAAACTAAAGGAAAGATATGAATAAATTAAATAATGCAATTAATATCATACTACAAAACCTAGGAGAACAAACACTAGGAGCTACTGAAGCTATAGATGGTATATTTGAAGCAGAACAAGCTAGTCTTGTACTAGACGAGATTAAAACACAAGTGTTAGCATTTGGTTATAACTTTAATACAGATAAGGTATGGGAGTTTGTACCTGATATGGATGGCTACATAGCTATACCTGATAATGCACTAAGTGTAGACCCTACAGATACAGGACAGGACTATGTTGTTAAGGACCACAAGCTATATAATAAAGATGATGTTACTTATGTATTCACATCTACAGTAGAGGCAGAGGTTATATGGGATGTACCATTTGATGATGTACCTTTAATTGTACAACACTATATTGTTACTAGAGCATCGCGTATGTTGGTACAGAGGTTAACAGGTAATGAGACAATGTTACAATACCTACTTAATGACGAAGAGAAAGCTAAAGTAGAAGTGTTAAATTGGGACTCTGATATAGGGGACTATAATGTATTTGACTCTAGTACAACTATGAGGATTATAAATAGAACTACAAATCCTAGAGGATTGAAAGGATAGATAATGTTAATTAATCAAACACTACCTGGATTATATAATGGAGTTAGTGGTCAAGCACCTGAGCTCAGACTGGACACACAGGTTGAGGAGATGATAAATTGTTATCCTAGTGTAGTTACTGGTGTAGGTAAAAGACCACCACTAGAATACATGGCTAATAATACATCACTAACGGAGGATGTATTTGTTCACACATACGATAGAGGAGATGACTTAGAGAAGTACATCATAGCTATTGATGGGGGTAGCTGGTATACCTTCGACTTAGATGGTACTCCTATTAATAGTGGTACAGATGTCTATTTGACTACAGGAACTACACCAGCTAAAGAAGCATTTGCATTAACTACTATAGGGGATATAACATATATTGTTAATAAGACTAAAACAGTAGAGATGGATACAACACTAGGGTCAGATGTAGAAACAACATACTGGACACTAGGATGTAGTAACTATACATTAGTAGGTGAAGGTGGAGGATACCCTTATACATATACCACTGAAGGTACTATTGAAGTTACAGTTAATGTAGATGGTACATCTTATATTAAGACACTTGATATTAATACCTCTCTAGAGACAGAGGATGCACAATATAATACTGAAGTTGAAGTACTAATTGCTGAGGCATTAGTAGACATAGTAATAGCTATAGAAGATATTAACCATAGTGGGCCTAAAGGATTAGCTTCTGATGGTTCACACACTATAACATTAGGTGTAGCATGGGTAGATGTTGTACATGGTACTGAAGGTACTACATCATATTCAATTATAGAGATAGAACCAGGTGCATGGGAGAGTCAGTTCTTCTATTGGGTTAAACGTAGTGCTGGAGCAGCATCAGGTGACAATGCTCTCTTACG